ATTTTAAACTGTAAAGTCCATTTATAGTGGGACTATCTTCAAGTTGGTCGATGACTGTTTCTTGATTTGCAAAATCACCATCACATTTGAAAGAAATTGAAGTTCCTGTTCGAATTATCTCAATTTCGGAACCAATATTTGACATATCCCTGCACAGTCTTTGGAAATCTACGGACGGTAATGTTGTGACTGTAGTCATTTCTATATCGGGAACTTCGATGCGACTTTCATTTATGTCCAAAAGTTTTAATTGAAACTTGGTGTTTGTTTTTTTATTTTCACTCAAAATTTCTATATCCATAAACTCTTTGGATTTTATTTCAATTTTGAGAACGTCATTATTTGTAATTGTCTTTAAAAGTTTAAATGTATTTGAAATATTAATACCGGCTATGATTTCCTCCTGTAGACACTCATACTCTTCAAAATTGTCGGCTGCCAAGAACATATCGATGAGAGAAGTTCTCGCTGTATCTAGGGTCACTATATACATTCCAGATGGTTTGAAATAAATATTGACATCGTTGAGGATGTCTTTTAATACTTCGAACGTCGACTTAAAAGCCGCTGCTTGGATTGTCACAAACTTCATATCTAATAAGTAATGTCAATTAACTCTTTAAATCTGTATATATTTCACCTTTACTAACATCCCTGCTAATCTTATCTTGAAGTTCTTTGGTCATCGCAGGTTGTAAAGATTTTCCATATTCTTCCAAGGTAAACATACCACTTTCACTCTTACCATCAATAGATGTCATACATGACCACCCACCAATATTACCACAACCTATATCCTTTGCTGGAAGAAGTGAATCTAACCAATTCCGTATCTCGTTGCCTACGAGAATCTTACCATTTTTTGTCAACATAGTGGGGACGCGGGTGATCTTATTTTTATAATTCGAAGGTATGCCCTGTGTATTCACATTATGGTAATGAACAAGTTGTTTTAGTTGAGCGTGGTTGTTTACATACTCGACAATTTCCATAGAATGTTTACACCTTGGACTAAATATCAGAAGAGACATATCTACTATATATTTTGTATTTTCTAAAAAAAAATTCACGCATAGTAGTAAAGATGAATTACTTATTGGTATTGGTATTTGCTCTGTTGCTTATTGTCATATTCCTAATGAATACACGAGAGACATTTAAGACACAGGGAACCTTAAATGACGACAGACCAGATTTAAGTAAGTATACGGAAACGGAGACTAGTATAAACAATGATATGATACAGGAGTTTGCACTCAAAGCGAATGCAGAGATTTCAGAGCGTTTGGGTGTTTGCACCTACATAATTGAAACAAATGCTGTGAAGAAGTATGTTGGTGAAGAAAATGACATCTACGAATGTATGTTTATGGCTGTTAAGAATAGTGGGTTTGCCTATGGATTTTCCATAGTAGCGTCGTTTAAGGTTGAAAATGATAAGGTAAGTCTCATCGCAATCCGTTCTCAACCTATGAATGTAGAAGCACCAGGTAATGTTGGTCCATTTGTAGGTGATTCGAGTGCCAGCGAGTTTGTAAACTTCAGGTTGGTGAAGGAAGTCGCTTCCCCTAATAAAAGTGAGTTGGATTCTGTAAAAAATAATTTCAACTAAAAGTAATGATCAGCATCGATGATATTATAAAAATTGATGATAAACGAAAACGAATCAAAAAGGAAATTTATACAAAAATTTACGAAATCTTTTCAGCAAAAATCAAACGATCACTTGAACTGGGACATAAACAACTTTTTATGACTATTCCCATGTTTTTAGTTGGTTATCCTTCATTTGATAGAAATGCGGCGGCGAGATATATCACCAGACAGTTTTCTTTGGGTGGATTTTCAGTTAAACTTGTAAGTGAATTTGATATTTACATATCGTTAATTGTTCCCAGAAAGAAAAAAGAATCATCAGAGGATGTAGCGGATTTCCCAAATCTTATGAACCTCAAAAAGATAGCTAATCAATACAGGCGGGGTGCGTAGGAAAAATCAAATTTAAAAACCCTCTTAATCATAAATGGACAATTTGAACGTTCTCGTCGAGGCAAAAAAAGAGTACTTGGGACAGCTCTGTCTCATCATGTGTCCAGCTATGATTGAAGTTTTTCACGATATGTATAATGAAGCCGTGGCTTTGTCGAAGGGGAGGAAGGTTCTTGTCATGTATCAGAAGCTCCTCAAGGAGGTGCCAAATTGGTCAAACGCTATGTCTAAGCAGCACACTGATAATATTTCCGATAGATGCGCGTGGTTTAACGACCTCTTGGCGGCGGTGTTTGTTGCGTGCACCAAAATTCTTTCGGCTGTTCGACTTAAGAGTGACAATAAAAAGATTTCACTAAAACTACCCACAAATGAAGTATTTATTCAGACCTGCTACAATAACGTAGCGAAAGATATTTACAAAGATCCATACGTCTTTCACGATGAACAGAGTGAATATATTCGTGATGAAAAATTGACTTCTAGAATTTGTATGTGCATCGAAAGTACAGTCAAAGAATTAATTCCAGTTCAACAGATTTTACAGACGTATATGTCCCAAGAATCCAGGGACATTGATTTGGATGGGGAGATCAACGATTCCCCAGATCCAGATGTCATTGACGATTTCAATCCAGTTGAAGAGCCAGAGCCAGTGCTAGAGCCAGAGCCAGAGCCAGAACCGGAGCCGTTTCCTACCGAAGACCCAGTCCCTAACGAGATTCTTCAGCCTACCGGATTAGAAAATGAGTTCAAGACAGTTCCCGGGGTTCAGGCTCCCGAACCAATCCCAACCTCAGCCCCAGTAGAGCAACCACAAGAGGATGAGGGTGTCCTATTTGGTGATGCACCAGACCATCGTATAAAAAATCCCAGGTATAATTAAATGGAAATCTCCGACTATTTACGCGACCCCGTGAGTGCAGGATTGATAGCGGGTGGCATCGCCGCTGGATACATTCATCTCAAAGCTTATTTAAATAATGAAGGTAAACTTGAACTGAATAAATATGTAAAACCCGCCGTTTTGGTTGCGATTCTTGTATTTTTCATTGTGTCAAATGGACTTGGTAAGAAGGAATCTATCTCAAATGACCCTTTTTAAACTTAAAGATAAAAAACTTGTAATAAGAAAATGGCGTCCGTTACCGCGTTTAACGACATGATGGGTCAATTTCTTGTGGAATTGCACAAGACTTTTCCAGATGAAAAAGGCATTAAGAAGATGTTAACTTCCTTTGATTTACTCAAAAGCACAAACCCACGGTTGGTTGTTGATGGGTTTATGAGTGGCGTATCCCCATACTCTGACAAGATTTCATCTAAGGATGAGACTTTTCTCTTAAAGGAGATTGAAACCATTGACATGTTGAAGGATCTTGACATTAAATCGTATTGGGAACGTATGAGTCAGAACACTAAGGATGTTACATGGCAATATTTACAGACCCTGTATATGCTTGGAACTACCATCACATCCATTTCAGCAGATACGTTATCTCAAATTGAGGAAATTGCGAAGGGTGTCGCATCCCAGATGGAGGGTGGAAATGGTGGAGAAATTGATCAGGATGCTCTAATGAAGATGATGGGTGGTATGCTTGGTGGTCTATCAAAAAAATAAACCTCCTCCTATATTAAATGAAGACTTGGTTCGACAATCCCCAGGAACTCGTAAAGAATGATAAAGTTTCAGAATTTTGGCCTACGGGGGAACAGACCCCCGAGGAAAGAGTGAATGCGGCGACCCGGTTCATAATTTACGTTTGTTGTGCTGTTTATTTAATTCGTCGAGATCCCCGTATTTTCGTTTTGGGAATGACGGCGATAGGGGTTATTTATGTTTTGTATACTTCACAGATGGTTCGCGAAGAGTATAAAGAACCGTGTAACAGTGAAGCCTGTCACAAACCAACGCGTGACAATCCAATGGGAAACACTTTGATATCGGAATACAGTGATGCTCCCAATAGATTAGAGGCGTGTTACTATGCGAGCTCAAACTCTCAATCAGGAAATAGAATTCCCTATGATTCAGGTGCGGGTAGAACCAGGTCACCCATGGCCATATCCAGACACAGGAATGCGTTTGAGCGTCAGTTTGTCACAAATCCTGTATCAAAAATACCAGGTGGGGAACAAACTCAATTCGCGGAATGGTTGTATGGACCAAAGAACGGTCCATCTTGCAAGTCCAACACAATATTCTGTGACCCAAATGCGAGGGGTGTTCAGCTTGAGGCGTTCGGTGGATTAAATGACGGAAATAAAAGAAGTGGGATGTTTGGTGGCGGAAACGGTTCAGCGTAGATAAATATTCTTATGTAATAATAAATGGCATATCAGCTCCAACCTGGTCTTTCCATAGTTCAAAACAAAGAGGCTCTCCCCCCCGTAAAGGCGACTGATGAGGTTTTTGTGTATCCTCAGCCCAGTACACTCAATTATGGTGGTCGCCCAAATACAATGTTATATGGAACTGCCCCTTACATGGCTGGTAAAGGATCCCCAGCACAGCACATAGATGTCAGCGATCAACTTCGCCCCCAAAGCACATCCAGATTTAATAAAAATATCGTTCCCACCTACGAACGTAACCTCTTCCCACTCTCGAACATGGAGTGTAAAGTCCCCCTCCGCACGTTGACTTATGAACCATCCAGCACTCGAGCCGAGCTTCAGAATGGTTTGTTCCAGCAAAGATACTACTCTAATAAAAATGTTAATAAGAAATAAGAATGGCTGATCCTGTATCACTAATGGCCGTAGCCGGTCTTGTATTTGCTGGTCGGAATCTGAGTAAAAAGAAGGAGGTGACTCCCCCACCACCACCTTCCACCGCTCCACCACCAGTTAATGACGAAGATCCAAATTTCATTCAAGATAGTTTCGCCTCACGTGTAGACGTTGTTCCACATAAGGTAGAAGTAACTGGTTTTGCTGACATTTCACGACAGGAACGTAGCAATGGTCAAGAACTTCTTGACATGAGAAATCGTATGTATGACACTGGAAGGATGAACAATCTCTCCCCCATAGAAAAACAACTCGTCGGACCAGGTTTGGGGGTAGACCCAAATGTTCCAGCTACAGGTGGATACCAACAAATGTTCCGCGTCAACCCAATCAATGTTGGTGAATACAGGTTAACTACTTTACCCGGTCGGTCAGGTCCAGCCCACGATATTTCGGGTGGTCGCCCCGCCGTCGTTGGACGTTTGGGACACAATCGTCCAGAAAAAACAACTCATCTACCCTCCCGTTTACCCACCGTCCCCGGTCGCGCACAAGGTATGTCTGGGGTAGTTGTCAGGAACGAACACGAACGCACAAAGCGAACAACCAATCGTTCCGAAACCGGGTTACGCACGGATGGGTTAGGTTTCAATCCAGCTAAGAAGATGGTTTCAGCCCAGACTCTCGCCCAAGATCCAACCCGCTTCAAGAGTGACAGAAATGATACACAATTCGCTTACTATAATCAACCAGCGCCAGGGATATCAAATTTCAAGGGTGCTTACACAAACAGTGCGGCTGCGCAGGTTGCTCAGAAGAATAACGCGGAGCTCATGAAGTATGGTTTCCGCCCCGAAGATCGTCGTGGTAAACCTAACCGAATGGGTAACGCTGGTCGTATGAACGTCAGGGAAAGTGCTTTGAAGCAGGGTGGGCGTCTGACTGCGGTTCGTAGCGACACCTCCCGCATCGATGGTCGTTTCAATGCAGCCAATGGTGGTTGGACCCAAAACTACCAACAAAAACCTTTCCACCAGTTCAACGCCTACAAGGGTAATGCGAATCCCAACTGTGGTTCTCTAGACATAGCAAAGAGACAATTAGAAAATAACCCCCTAGCTCACAGTATTTCCCAGTAATAATTTAACTTTACACAGAACAAAACATCCATTAAAATTATATACCCTAATTTTAATGAAGGTTCATAGTCTTGTTATAGATAGTTCCGAACGTGATAGTTCCTTATATACATATGCAAATAATTACACTGTTCATCTAGAAAATCCGATTTATGACGTATCTGAAATGAAATTAGTGTCAGCTCGTATTCCCACACCCATGCTTTCTCCATATAGACCAAAAGCGTTAATTTTACGGTTGACATCGGGTTCAGACGAATACAATCAAACTGTTTATGTAAAAACAGCACGACATACAGGATATATACTTCTCGATGACACAGACAATATAACGTTCAACGGTTCAGATGATCCCCTAATACACCGCTTTCACTCCGGTTCACAGAAAGTTCTTACAGACCTTCAAATAGAATTTTTATACATGAATAATGGTGAACTCACACCCTACGCATTTGGAACTTTGGATCACGTTTTAAAGTTTGAAGTTACTTGTTCTACTGATAAATTACAAAGTTTAACTAAATCTACGGAAAAAACAAATGAAATGTTTCAGGATGCTCTATCAAATATAAGCATTCCCGAGGTTGAGAATCCTTATGAATGGAAAGGCTATATTTATATAGGTTTTATCATATTGTTGGGTATCATGATGCTCGCAATGATGAAACGAAAACCCACTTAGCGGGTAATCGCGAAGACTGGCTGAGCAGGCTTCGAGACGCGAGTAGAGACCATCGAGATGATCTTGTAAACAATCACCGAAAGGAGGGTGGTGAAGAGAGCGGTGAGCGCGTACTGGGAGCCACCGTTCTTGGGAACCTTCACGACCTGGGTAATGACCCAGCGGACAAGGTCCATCCAGGACATCGCCGCCGCGAAGGAGAAACCGGCAACGATGGAGTTGAGAGACTGGGTCTCAAGCTCAGCCGCGACAAGGGTGACAGTATCCATAGCAGTGTTCATAACGCCAGCCATTGTGTAAGTTTTTATACTATACACTACGAAAAAAAAATTATTCGGGGAGTAGGTCTTCTTTTTCTATTTTTTTATACTTAGTTTTCCTGGTATTTTTTGAATTTGTGAAGAGTTCATCATCAGATGATTCATCGTCAGAGCTTGTTTCGGATTCATATTCCTTAAATATTTCTTCTGAAAATGTCCATGCTTCAGGTTCCCATGTGCTCATTACTATTTATAGCATTTTTTAACATCGATTCTATCGGACTCTGGGGTTCCCAATCATCCCAATGATCGTAGGCGTAGTTAATTTGAAGCATTTTCTCATCGTCTCCTGAATATCTTGTAAATTTGGGGCAGTCATCTTCAGAAACTTCTTCAATTTCTTCTTCACCTTCAGAGTCCCCCTCCTCGTAAAGATCGGGAAAAAATGACCCAATCTTCTGACCAACTGTGTACATCGCACAATATCTTGTTGCATATTCCATGTCTTCTGAGAGAAGCACATCTCTCCCACAAGCCTTAGAATATTCTGCTGCGAGAATCATACTATTTTCCATAACTGGTGTCATGATGTCGATCATGTCACTAATGTATCGATTAATCATTGTATCGTCTCCAGTAGCACCGAATCCCGTTTGCATATTCATCTCTAATGTCTGGTGTCAAAAATAGTTTTGGCAAATCCCCCACTTACACGGAGAATGTTGAAACTTTCTGCGTAAACACGAAGTTGTCTATTAAATGTAGAACAAGGTGTCAGACTTAGGTTAAGAATTTGTTCTTTTATGTGACTCATGTTGATTTGTCCGGTTGGGTACCACTCTTCGGGTTGAAGAGCAAAACTATAGGAGTAGAAACGTCTAATGAGCTGGGTCTTTGAATGGTGAATTGCAGACTGTATAGCTTTTAGAAAGATGACATTCCCTGTGCTCTTCTTTATAATATCTTCACCATCCAGTGAAAGTTCTAGATAGTCTAGATTCTCGTATAAAGTATATTTACCATTCACCACATTCGTTGTATTATCGTAGTCAAAAGGTGTCACAAAGTTTCCACTGGTTGTCCCATCACCCGTAGTACCATACCGTTGGATTACAAAATACAACTCCTTCACCGGATTGACAAAATCGAAATTTACTTTGATTGTGTTTACGCCACTATCGATGTTGAAAATGTTTTCTTGAATTTGGGTAATTAAATAGTCCGAAGACTTATTTTCAATCATCAATCTCTCACATGGATCTAGAAATACAACCTCTGTGCACAGTTGTAAATCTTTTATGTGAATATCATCTGTCATCGTGTGATAATTTCCTGTATCGGTGATAACGATGTCCTGAAGTTTTCTCAATTTGACCTCAACTTCAACCTCCTGTTTCTTGATGGCACACAGTGGAACTGCAAGTTTTGGGTGTCTATAAAAGTAAAATGGTAAGTCTACAAATAAATCAACATCACCCTTATCAGTTCTTCCTAGAAAGTTATGTGCTAGTATACCCGAATCACACACTTTAGAGTCAATAGTTCTTAGGGGATATTTCCCAATCAATTTTTCCAAAGCATGTTGTTTGGTTTGGGTAACGTAATGTTCTGAATGTATCTGTAAATAGTCACTCGTAAGTCGCTGAACAATTTCACCCCCTATTAAAAGATCCACGTGTTCGATCACCCCATGTCCAACCGATTCAATGTAACACACGTTGGAAGTTAGTATCTGTGGAAGTTTCATCTTCAAACTTAACGATGACAGTAAATCACCTTGATTTTGGGGTATTGTAAAACGGGTAGTCGTCCCAAAGTCAAAAGCATTATCTGATTCGATGTCTGCATACTGTCTGGAAAACTTGGAATGTTTCTTAAACTTTTCTAGAAAATGTGTATAGTCTGGATTTGTTGTGAAGAACTGTTCTTGTCTTCCTGAGACTGTAAGTTGTGTACGACCAGCCATTACTAATATATTCACCTAAAATTTTAATCCAGCTAAACCACTCTCAAATCTCAATATATTGTAGTTGATTGCGTATATCCGATTGTTTTTGGTATACGACACGTCACTTGGATCGATGTCTATTTTCATTTTAAGAAGTTTATGGGAAATACGACTCATATTGACCTGTCCAGTTGGAAAATGGACCTCAGGATTTAATGAAAATGAATACGTTCCGAAAACAAATGGAATTGTCACACCACTATTTGTATACTCGCGTGAGCAATTTGTATGGTGCATAAACTGGTTCTGATACATCAAAAATAATCCATCCCTGTTAAAAACAACCTGATCGTTGAAACGAAGTTCAACATTTGACAACTTATTTAAAATATACGGATAGTTATCTTCATTCTGATTGTATGCCATCTGTGAAACAAAATACATCTCTTTGACAGGGTGTTTGAAATGTAACATCACACTTTTTTCAGTTTCACCGGCTTTCATTACAAATCTAGAAATTTGAACCTGTGTAATTAGATAATCAATAGGATTTGATTTCAGATAGTTTCTTTCGTCGTCTGTAACATAAACAAATTCTGTATCAATTGACATTCTATTAATCGAACCCTGTATATCCGCCCAGACATAGGGTCCCCCTAGAGCATCAAATGCTGCTTTACCACCACTTATTAATTCTGTCAATGGTTTGAGTTTAATGACAACCTCAACTTGGTGTTTCGTGAGAGCGCAGGTTGGAATAGAAAGAGATGGATGCCTATAAAAGTAAAATGGTAAATCCACATAATAGGTATATGTATCGGGAAAGGGTAACTGACGTTGATGACCCGTAAGGAAGTATAGTGATTGTTCGGTGTCGTCATTTGTATTATGAAGTTGCTGATGTATTGAAATGTATTCACCTGTTATTCTTTCTATAACCTGTCCACCTATAACAAGTTCAGCATACTCCATAATTTGAGAACCAATACCTTGCACCCAGTTTGACGCTCCCCCTACAACTGGTAGAGGATCTGTGAGCGTCATTTTCAGGTTTAGATTTCGAATTAGATCACCTTTGTCTCCTGGAATTCTACAGACAATAGTATTCCCAAAGTTTAATTCCCCATCAAAATGACTCTCGATATAATCCAAAGCAAACTTGGTATGTCTTTTGAAGTTTATTAGAAAGTGTGAAAACTGTGGACTATCAGTCAACCACCTATCTTGGACTCCAGTGGCAGCAAGTCTCAGACGACCAGCCATTCCTATTGTATATGAGTAAAATTTTGAGAATTAAAACGAGACACTACATTAGAATGAACCTCCAGTTGAGGAAATTCAAACCTGAAACGATCACAGATGACAGGGTTTGTGTGTTCATCGGTAAGCGAAATACGGGTAAATCAACTTTAGTCAAAGATATAATGTTTCATAAAAAACACCTCCCAGCAGGAATTGTGCTCTCTGGAACTGAGGAGGGTAATCATTTTTATTCTGATTTTATCCCAGATTTATTCATTTATGGTGATTATGACAGAGATGCTATAGAAAGAGTGATGG